TAGGTCCCGGCAAGCGCCTCAGACTGAGTATCGCCAGAGTCATCAAACGCTTCGACGATCTGGTTGCAAGGACCGACGATTACTGAAGTAAGCTGCGGAGCAACTACAGTAACCTGCGCAGTCACGTTTTCCTGAGTAACCTCGACGCCAGGACGCTTGATGGAAGGCATGGTTTAGTCTCCTAGGAACTAGCGACGGTCCAGCTGCTTACCACGACCCCATCAGAGGACGCGTTGATCGTTCCGTCATGGTTGTACGAGTCTGGATACAGAAGTGAACCGTTAAACTTGCGAGCTACAGCATATACGGTGGCAGTAATCTTTGCCAGTGTAGTGGCTGTGGTTTGAACCGAAAAGGTTTCTTGGTAGTAAACGGGGAAAGTGACCGGTACTGCGATGAAATCCTCTTCCGAGTCACCTGAGATAATCCCATTTGCAGGCGACTCAGATCCTACTCTAATCCTCTGACCAATCTGAAAAAATCCGGCTAGCTGAATCCTTCTTCTGTGTACTCGGATGGCCTTTGCTACAAGTAGCGCCAGCTTTTCTGCCTCTAACCCATTCCTCGAGACGCAGTTAATCACAAAAGATCCGGTCAAGAGATCTGTGTGCGTCCGTGTCTCATCCGCATCTTCTTGACCTAGAAAGTTGTCTAGGGCTGTATTTGCGTACGCAAAAGGCCCTCTTGCCAATACGATGGCGGGTCTTTTCTCTACTACATCCGTACCCAGAGATCCTGCATCCGTGATGATGACCTCTGTATTCTCCTCATCAGTGGGGCCTAGCGCGCCTTCGATGTTGCCTTTGGCGAAATGAAACATGCCTTCGCCCGGCGTTTGGAGAGCAAAGTACTCCTGTAGGAACCGAATCAGAATGTCCTTCGTATCCGACAGCCAGTTTCCAGTTCTTGGATTGGCCTGAAGTACAAGCGCGTCTCGTGCCGCGATGTCTTCGCTTCGTACACTCATGAATCATCCCTATACACTTCGCCTATATCCTGCTCCGCCTTGCGGAAACTATCAATATCATTTGCTCGAATGAACTGACGAAGAGGAGAGGAGGATAGCTGATCTACATCCCAAGTATTGACTCCGATATTGTAGTCCACTTGGTCTTTGCTAATCTCTCTTAGTTGTACGGTCTGCCTCGTAAGGGACCACAGCTTTTCTGATCTGCGTATGGCGACTGCTCTCCACCTTCTACCATCCGCGTCGATCACAAGATCTCTCGGCTTGACTCGAGGAGTAGAGGAGATCCACATGATGCAGTCGTTGACTTCCATCTCAAACAGGCTTGTCAGCTGTGATGCATTTTGCGTGGGAGGGCGTACAGCGTGCGTCTGCTTTGGCGCGTAATACCCACCCACTATTCCAGTTGAGTAGCAAGTCTTGCAATCCGACCTGGTCTTACGCCTTTTTAGCGGATCCCAACAGTCCGTACAGCGCGTACCGGTCGTACGCCTAGAGAGTACTAAGACCTTGCGGCCGATAAACTCTTTCGCAGTCAGATCAAATCTTCTGATCGCCTCGAGCGCTTCGAGATCTGGAAGAGCGCCTAGAGTCACCGATCCTACAGGCTTATCGCTAAGCGCGTCTTGTATCGAAGATGAACCAAAGTCTACGCTTGATCCACCAGAAGCACTCACTCTGATCCGATAGAAGTATGCTCGGAACTTGGAGTACAGATTTACGCCTGTATCCACAAAAGAGTCTGTCGAAGACGCAGAGATTGCAGGAGACACTACCTGAAAGGGGCCTGCCTCAGACTGAGATCGAAGCACATAGATCGTATAGTCAGACAACGACTCCGTCGTGTTTTCAATCTCCCAAGAAACTGTGAGTGAGTCTCTACTTAGAGTGAATACTCGAATGTTCTTGGCTGCGATCACGCGTCACTCCAAAGCAGAAAAGGCGAGGGGACTAGCCCCTCGCCTCGTAGAAGCCTAAACAGCTTCTAACACATCAACCCAGACGACGCTGGATCTCTGCCAGAACGGCATCACGAGCGCTGGGAGGGTCGGCCTCGATCACGTCTTCGAAGAATGCCTCGATTGCGGAAGTATCGCCCTCGTGAGCAGCCTTCTCCATCTGAGAGAACTCGTGCTGTGCGATCGCGCGGCCTGCGCGGTCGAACGAGACGAGATGCTCAAAGATGTCGTCGTGGGCCGAAGCCAGCTTCTCGTGATCTTCTTGACCGACGGCCTCGCTTGCAAACGTAAGCGCCAGGTCAGCAAGAGTCGGAAGCTCGCCATTGGCAGAAGCAGTCTTTTCGAAACCGCCGGTGCCGTAGATGTTTGCAAGGAGCTCGTTCATGTCAGTTCCGTCGGCTGGAGATTGCGCCAGCAACACCGCCGGAGAGAGCTGCAGTAGCGCCCATGCCGGTAGCTGCTGCCACCATTGTACCAAGCTCGGTGTTGGTCATGTTGGTGGTCTTGGCCTTGATCGACTTCGGAAGGCGGGCACGAACCCGTCTACCGAGGCTATCCATAGCGGTACCGCGCTGAGCGCGAGCCATGGTAGCCTTTGCAGCGCCAGTCACGCCGCGATCAACGGCTGCAGCGCCGCGACCGTAGGCCTCCATGGCCTTTCTCTTAGCGCGGCCCATCTGAGTGCGGGCAGCACCACGAAGCTCGCCACTACGGAGGAAAGCAGGCATGCCGCCACGGAAGCCTTCCGCGGTTGCCCGGCCTAGAGCGCGAGCCTGACCGCGACCAGGGAGGTAGGCTGCTTCCTTTTCAAGCTCCTGCCCAAGCTCAATGAGCTCCTCGACAGAAAACTCGTTGAGGTCGAAGTCCTCTTCGTCGTAGGCCGAAGCGGTCTTGTCGATCTCGTCAGCGTAGGCATGAGCCATCACGCGACCAGCCATGTCCCAGTACTCGAGCTCACCAGAAGAAGCCATCTTCTCAATGGTATCTTCGGACTCCATCTCGTTGTACAGAGCGACAAGCTCTTCGTCAGAAAGGTCAGAAAGATCGAAGTCCTCCTCGCCAGCAACCTTCTCTGACTCTTCGATAGCAGCCAGGAAGTCTGCTGCCGAGATTGAATGAAGATCAAGCTCTTCTTCACCCTCGGAGGCGGTCTTCTCAATTCCAGTGCCGTAGAGAGCGGCAAGTGTCGGGTTCATTTCGATTCTCCTTAGACAGGTGAATGAGGGGTCAGGAAAGTCCGTACCAGCTGTTGATCCAAGCATATTCTGACGGCAGGGCAGCACCATATCCGCCCGAAATGTTCAAGGCCACCTTGAGACGATTTAGTTTGGGTTCTACTTGCGACCTCAGTAGAGAAATCCACTGTACGTAAGACGAGTCCTGCTGTTCGGTCTGAACGGAGAACCCGCCGTCATTGTACACAAATCTATTTCTAGACTTGAGGATACCTACTGAGGTCAGCAAGTGAATCAGCGTCAGCTGAAGAAGGATAACCCGAGAAGGAAAATCAGAAACCGTGTTGCTCGACAGCGGAGGAGTCGTGTTGTACTCGTCCAAAGCCAGAAAAACACAGTACTGAATCATCCTGTCAGAGCTCTCCTCTCCCGTGATGAGTCTGTTGAGCTCCGGAAAGTCTCTAATGTAGCCGCGGACCTCGGACTTGAATCGCTCCAAGTCGAGTGCGGCTACATCAGTAGAAGTCGGAGTAATGCCCATACAGAGATTATCTCATCACATGAAGTACTTGAACAATCCCAGGGCGGGAAGTCTTTAGAATCCTAAGCCTACCAGCAGATACGAGCTTGCGCTCCCAGTCACCAATCTTGGATTCTGGGACATTCACACTCTCGCCCGCCGAAAGAAGACGCCCGCAGACGCAAAAGGTAGCCGCTTTCTTGTAGCGAAGAGGAGACTTCATCACTCCTCCCCACTTGCCAAGATCGCGTCAACCAATGCAGCCTTACGGAGTCCCGCCCAAGGTACCTCGAGCGAAGATGCAACTTCACGAAGCTCGGCCACTCTCATTGAAGTGAGATTGGTACGAGTCAAAACAAGAGCTGGAAGCTCTTCCTCTTCGGCGTGCTCTTCTGCTTCTAGGACGTCGGGCGGGGCAGGTTGGGGCTCTTCGACTTCCAGAGCAACTTCCGGCGCTTCAGGCTCAGATGCAGGCTCAGCCAATCCCTGAGTCTGAAGCACTTGGAAGCGTCCTGAAGCTACGAAGGACTGGACCTTACGGTCGCTAAAAACCTCATCCCCAATCCACATCTGCTGGCCAGGCGACCACCGAAGGCGGCCGACACTAGCTGTACGGAACTCATCAGAGTTTTTGACAAGGTATTTAGCCACGATGTCCCTCTATCAGAACTGCTCAACTGAGGGGAAGGTGTTGCCGCTGCCAGCCTCGTTGAAAACACCAGTGGTGTTCGACGAGAGCGAAGCACCGGTGTTACCAACCGACTGATCGATGAGCTCAGCGCCACCGACGTTGGCCTCATCAACCATCGACTTGTCAGACGAACGGTTGTAGAGGACGAGCTTGGCAACAGACGAGATGTTGCCGAGGCCGATGCCAATGTCCTCGTATGCCTGGAACATGATGAGGTTGGCAATCTTGTCGATGTAGAACTTGGTGTTGTTGAGCACCAGGAACTTGCCGAGGAACTCGGGAGCGGTGAAGCCGTAGACGTCACCCTGCTTGAGGATGTCGGTCTTCACGGTACGAACGATCATGCGGCCCATGATGCGATCGTAGGTGTAGCCATCCACAGCCACCTTGCCCTGAACAGTGTCACCGAAGTCTTCGATGGTCCAAGTGAGGCAGTCGTCCCAGTTGATCTCGTTCATCAGGACCTTGGCGCAGCGACGACGCGTACCGTCAAGAGTCTTGAAGAGCTGAACGAGGTCACCGCGCTGAAGAACACCTTCGAAGTTGGTGCCCGAGCCGTTGGCAGCGACGTCAGCAGTAGCCTGCTCACCCGTCACCTTGAGACCCGTCTGAGCAACAGCCGCGCGGCAGTGAGTCACGAACCGATGGTCCTCGATCTCCTGAATGTCCTTGACGGCGTTGTCTTCGATGATCTTGGTGATCGGCATACGGTAGGCAAGAAGCTCCTGCTCCGTCTTCTCGAATCGCTCCGAGGAAACGGTGTGCATAGCGATCTCGTACCGCTGGCCTTCGATGAAACGAGCCGTGGGCTGGCCACGGAACGTCATGCTCATGGCCTTGCTGTTGGGCTCGATCTCGTCGATGAAGACCATCGTGTCGTGGTTGACGGAGACCTGAAGGTCAGCCTTGGTCACGACAGCGGGGGGAAGGATCTTGCGAGCGAACGAGTTCTCACGCAGCTTGTCTCGGACGTATGCCTGAGCAACCTGTGCAAGCTTCTCCTTGCCCTCGGGGGAGTCCAGATGGGCAGAGAAGATCTGGTTCAAAGCGCTGGAGTTTGTATCAGCCATTTTGAGTGTCTCCTAAGAGGGTGGATCAGTGACGGAAGGGTGAGATGCGCTGGTACTTCAGCAGACCACCCGAAGGGGCCTGAAGAGCCACAGCCACTACGACTTCCATCGCAGCAGCAGTTCCGGAAGTCAGAGAGCCCGACCAGTCAACTGCGGTGTGAACGGCAAGCACTCCGTCGCTGTTGATAGCCAAGTAGTCGCCGGCCGAGGGGGAGCCCGTGTACTGATCAGTCTCAGCGATGTAGTCAAAGCTGTTCAGGAGCGTGACCTTGCCGAGGGCCTGAGCAGAGTAGTCGCCCTTTTCGGTGAAAACCTGAAATGCCAGAGCGGAGTTGGCTGCACGAGCGTCGATGTCGGCCTCGCCGCTGGCGTTCAGAACAACCCATTCACCTGCCACAAGGCAGTCTGCATGAGTAGGAGTGACAAGATTGTTGTCGTCCACCGACACGTCGCGGCGGTAGATATCGCTTACCGGGCTAAGAAGTGAGATAGCCATAGTGTCTCCTCAGAAGTCACTTGTGAGCAGGAAGTTGGTGAGAACATCGGACTCAGATGAGCCGCTTACGGATGCTGTCTTTTGTAGGGAGGAACTGAGCGGAACACCCGCAGCAGTTCGATTCACGAACTCTTCAACCATGTCCAGATCCTTGTCTCCCTGAGCAAGGCTCTGCGCGTACTCTGTCGCTTCTTCAGCATCCATGATGCCTCTGTCTACTGCCTGACTAGCAATCTTCTCGGCTCTGCTTTCGCGATCTCTGCGGGCTAATTCGCTACGAAGATGAGTGATTTCGGCCTGCTGAGACCGAAGGGCTGACGCTGCCTTGATCAAGGTAGCGTTTACCTCAGTGGATGATGTCTTTTCCATCAGTTAGCCTCCGAGACTCTGTCAGCTAGCTTGTTGGCAAGGGCTGCCTTGACTTGGGCAAGGACAGCGTCCTTGTCCGAAGCAGTCTTGGTAGCGTGGATGTTGGGATCAATCCCACCAGAAGCGGAGTCAAGCAGCCGACGAAGAGACGGATCAGCGAACGGCTTGTTGTCCAGGATTCTACCAAGAGACTTGGACTGATGCTTGGACTTCTCGGCCTTGGTGTACTTGATCGCGGCTTCGTTGGAAGACAACGACGGGTGATGGTCTGCGTCCCCATCTCGAGGATCGGGCTGCTCACCAGACAGGCGATGACCCTCATCCGTATCGGGAGCACCCGACTTGGAAGCCTTGGGCGCTTCAGCCTTGGCTGAGCCCATGGCCTTCATGCTTGGGGAGTTGTCGTATGCAACCTTCTCAGAAGAGAGCATGCTGACAATCTTGGCACGACCAGCTGCAGGCATCTGAGGATGCGCCATCGCAACCGCCTGCTTGGCGGACATTCCCTTAGCGATGAGAGCACGGATCTTAGCAAGATCCGGCTTCATATTCGCGGCGAGCTTGTCCAGCTCAGCGATTGCGCTAATGCCGGTGTTGCCATACCACTCTAGGGCAGCAGCAATCTTCTCGATCTCGAGGCTGTCTACTTCCGGAACAGCGGAAGCAGACTTCTCAAACACCGGAGACGGATCTTCGACAGCGAGACCCTCATCGGCCTCTGCTCCCGAAATTGCTGAAACAATGAGATCGTTGAGGGTCGACATCAGTTCTCTCCATTGCAATCGGAGCAGATCGAAGAGCCTTCAGTGTCCATTGGGTTGTCCTTACAAACTCGGCAGATGCCGTTTGCAACAGCTTCCTTGATGAGACCAAGCTCGTGAACAACGGCATGAGCCATCAGCTGGCCGCCAAACATGGCGGCGGCAGTCTTGTTGAGCTCGGCCTCGTCGTCCTCACTCACAAGCTCAGAGTCAGAAGGCTCCTCTGCTTCTAGGTCGTTTGCGAGCTTTACCAGCTCCTCAAGCGATAGCGAGTCAAACGGGTTTTCTGCAGCGGAGGCCGAAGCGTTGTCGATGCCTCGCATGAAAGCATCTTCAGCAGTCTTTTCCAGGCTGCTGTCTGTTTCGGACGAGGCGTAAATCGACTCAAGGAGCTGATTCATATCCATTGTGATTCCTCTCTAAAGGGTGCCTAGTAGGGCTGAAGACAGTGAATTCGAAGACGGCGTTTTCCAATCTCTCGGCACAGAACTAACGCTATCACTATACACATTCCACAGAAAGGACGGAGTAGAGATAGTATTCGCGCTCCGGACTGCCGCGATCTTGGTAATCGAGTCTAGAATCGCCTCGTTAAAGAAGTGTTGATTGTAGTAAGCCGTGTTGTTCTCAGTCGCAACCGCTAGGGCACTCGGTAGTGTTCTAACCGAATCACGGTAGTTTGTGTACAACTGAGCGATCTTAACTAACAGATCGTTATCTTTAACATGGGCGGCTTTCTCAATACTCATCGGCGGCAGTCTCATTACTCGAACAACTCTTCTCTGTAGATGCGGGGCAAACGCCGATCTATCTGGAATGAACCTACTGATCTCGGAGGCAATGGACGGATCAAAATCTCCAGAAGAGATAATAATACGCCTCGTTACCGTGGGTCTACTGGGAACTGAAAAAACGACTCCGTCCGCATGGAGCGAGCGGGCCATTCCTGGCCTACCCATCGCATGCAGCATTCCGTACTGGAACTCTTGAGGACTTAGCGTGATCCCCGAAAGAGACGCAGTCGAAAGCAACTTTCCAAAAGGATGAGAAGACAGCACGGAGGGAGGAATTGGCTTTTCGGCCCGAGTCATCCTCTTGATGATCTCTTCCGATACTGCGTTCGGCAAAACCTTCTTGGAGAGAGAAGAGACCTTTACCGAAGTCGCAGTCTTTGTGCTGCCCTTCATCCGTAGAAGGAAGTCTGCTTTCTGTTTTTCCGACCAGGTCGGATAGGCGCGATCGACAGCCTCTTTGGCTGACATGCCTTGCTTCATGTAAGCAGAGACATTCTTGGCATTCGCTACCTTCATGATCACCCCAGACTCTTTTGCCGCCGGGATAAACACGTCCGACAGATCAAAGAATCTAGGGAAGAAGTTGATTGCCCCTACGACTTTTCCGTCCTCGCGGACAGTGCCCATGCCCGTTTTAAGGTGAGCGCAGTAGTCATGGGGAGTGCGTGAGACATGGCCGCAGATGGTGCATACATCGAAGGGGACTTTACAGCCCATGCTGATCTGACGAGGCTTGCCTTCATCTAGATCACGGATGATGTCATCTGCGCCTACGCGCTTTGCCTTCTCTCGGTCGTGACGAGATACGAGCTCTACGCGCTTCATGGCCGGGTTGTAGACCACAAAAACAATGTCTCCGTACGCAATCTCCGGATTCTTGTTTACGTGGTGTCTGTACCGTAGTGCCTGAAGGAAGGTCTTGTGACCAAACTCCTTCATCGGATACACCGGCAGGCGCTTTCCGTGCGGGGCTAGGTACATCTCTTCCAGTTGCTTGGCTACAGGAGTCGGATCGTCCGTCTCGTAGTCAAACTTCAGAGAGATCTCCGGGAACAGGTCCCCGTTTACATTCATGCCCCAGTACTCATACGCCCCCATCGGGGTCATAAGCACATACTGGTAGCGGGGATCTGGACGGATCTGAGAGATGTACTTGGATAGGGCCGGGTGCAGCTCTCCTGCGATCTTCTCGAATCCGCCTCCGGCGGTACGAGAAATGTCCAAGGACTCTGCAAAGACATGACCCAGCGTGTCCTGAGTGTTGAACTGGATGATCTTATCCATCAGTCATCCCGAACATAGCGCCTACATTTTCTGCGCTAACAGGAACGCTTGCCTTGATGGAGTCCGGGCGGGACTTCTTGATTCCAGACTGGAGCTCGGCAAGCTGCTTGAACTGATCGACAGGCGGAAGCTCGGTTGCCTGAGAGATCATGGTGTTGATGACAGAAGCAGCAACAATCGGCTCTCGAGCGACATAGGGGCTCGTGCGATGAACCACATTGTAAAGAGCTTTGGCCCGCGCTCTCATCTGCGGACTATCCTGAACCTCAGGATTGACTGCATTTAGAATGCGCATCGTCTTGTTCATATTGGACTGACGGCTGCTGTCGCGCCGAAGTGAGTCCAATCTGTTCAAGGCGCCGGAGAGCAGGTGAGTACCGAGCGCGCCGCCCGCAGAAGCAGCTGCACCTAGGGCGATTGCCTTTGCAGGCGTAATGTTTCCAAGATTGAGGGCAATCTTTTCTTTCATTACATGTGCTTTCTTTACGGCAGAAACCGGATTTCCGTAGCGATCTCTCTTCATTTGCGCTCCCGCTGCAGGCCCTAACCCGCGCTGTGTGGGTCCGCCTACTTGAATAGGCTTAGGACTACGCTGAATCTGGTTTGCTAGATCGCGGCTCATCCCACCGCGCAATAGAGCACCTGGATCAGTATGGCCGATCGGATCATGAAAGGCCATCTCTCCAAATGTTCCGGTCCGCTCTCTTAGCATAGGGCCGATGAAGGGAGTCATTCCCAAGATCATACCGCCACCGAATACGCCGGTAGCGGCTAGGTCTAAAACGCCTTCAGATCCTTTGAGTGCGTCGCCAAAGAACTTACCGCCCTTTTGGCCTGCGCTCAAAAGACCTTTGCCAGCTCTGGCGGCTAGACCTAGCATTACTGGCCTTTAAGGGAGGCGAGGGCTCGCTTGTGACGAAGCGTAGCGTGGCTGTACGCGCTCTGAGCCTGAGCCAATGACTTTGCAATCTTTTCGAGCTTTACAGCTCCTCGAAGCAGATCGTGGTCAGTGTTGATGATGACCTCTTCTGCAGAAGCCGTCTTCTCTTTCGAGAGATTGAAACGAACGCCTTGATTCTTTAGCTGCTCAGCAGCAGTCTTCATCACTGAGCTCGAGAAGTTTGAATCTGTCACCGCGGCAACGGCTCTGGCAATCTTTGTGATCGGATGCCCCTCGAACACATATGCCTGCTTTACTTGATGGAAGAAGTTGTCCGCAAGCTCAGGCATCTGGGACTTCATCAAGTCTACTGCATGGCGAGAAGCATCTACCGCAGCAGCAGCCTTTGCGACTTCTTGCTCTGCTTCTGCCTTTGGATTCAGCCGATCGTAGTCTTGGGACTCCGTGAGACCAAACTCTTTCTCAAGATCAATCTCAGGCATCTCAGCCTTTGGCGGCTCCGTCTGGTAGTCCAGCGAAGGAGGGGAAGATACTTCGGGCTCTTCCGAAAACGATGAGACCACCGCATTCGCATCTGCTGGCTCAAAGTTGACCTGCCGGTTGTCCTCGAACGTCTCCTTCCACGTGGCTTGGTTTGCCATCTCTACTACGCGGCGCATTTGGTCTTCGTTCAGATCTTCCCCTTTTAGGGAAGTACGGACCGCCTCAGTGAGAGTCTTTGCGTCCTTCGCGATATACATACCCGCAGCTCTTTTCGCCAGCAGCTTGAGGTGCTCAGAAGACTCTCGCTTTTTCAGCGAACCCGCTAGCTTGATTAGATCCATTGTCTTCCCAGGAGTATGAGATGGAAGGATTCTACACGAAGAAGGATGCGGCAACCATCTTAGGAGTAACGGTTCGACAGATAACCAACTATCTAAAGACCGAAAAGGTCCGCAAGATTTATCACCAGGGCAAGGTTTACATCCCGCAGGAGGATGTCGAAGCCCTCTTCGACGAGAACACCAAGAGCGACATTCCCAGAAGAGATGAATTCAGAGAAGTACTTAATCGGGTCAGCGTACTCGAACAAACTCTCGAAATCATTAAGCTCGGCATGGGCTTTGGCACGAAGCGGGGGCCGATGACAGAAGCGGAGCTCCTGCTTCTATTTCAGCGCTCGATGGATTTGCTCTCAAAGCACGCTTGGCCGACTCGTACTGTATCCGAGATTGCAGATACGCTTATGAGCGTGTCGGAGGAAGACACTCGGAACCTGTGCATGCTCAAAGGCGTGAAGGCATGGGCTCCTATGATGGAGCTGTCCAACCGAATGATTGTCTATGTAGAGGAGCAAGAAGACTTCCCCGAGAAAGGGCTTGGAGCACTACACGACAGACTTGTCAGAGCGAAAAACCGCTTTCTCGGTCTTGTGTATGTCTCATCTAAGGTAGGCACTCAACTTCCTCGCATCGAAGCAAAAGAGATGCGAAAGAGGCTAGAAATCAAGCCTTCTGCTTTAGATGTGTATGTAATCCAGTACTTGACGGATATCGCAGACGCAAAAGCCGATTCTTAGCCTAAACCTGCTCTTATTTCGTCCAAAAGTGAAAAAAACGGCCTTTTTTGGTGGATAAGAGTAATGCAAGGAAAAGTGCCCTACGTAAACCTGACGTGTTGTCAGGAGCGGAAAGGTAACAGCCTTAGCTTTAGAGAAGGAAGACAACATGTCTACCGATATGATGAGTGAACTCCTGACCCAACTCGGCCAGCTGAACCAGAACCTCCAGCAGCAGCAGGGGGACGGCATGGTCGCTGGGCTGAAGTCCGGGATGGCGGCCGTCCGCACGACGGCCAACGATGTGGCGGGGTTGGCAAACGATGTGGCGGGGACGGCGAAGGCCGTCGGTGAGGCGCGTTTCCACATCGGTATGCTGTTTGACCCGCAGGGGTTGGCGCAGGTCAGCCACCGCCGCAAGGTGGCGGAAGCGCAGCTGAACCTGCACAATGCGCAGGTTCAGGCGCAGCTCCAGATGATGGGCGCACAGGCGCAGCTGGCCGCAGTGCCGCTGCAGAACGCCGCAACGATGTCGGATGCCGACATCTACGCCCAGATGCAGACCGGATGGGGCGGCACCCAGCTAGTGGCTGCGCCTGAGAAGAAGAAGTCCCTTCTGGACAACCCGCTCGTGCAGGGCGGGATCGTTGTTACTGGTATTGGCCTCGGCATCGCCGCGGGCGTCTACGTCACGAGGTCGCTGAGCTCCGACGCCGATGCCCGCGCCTTCGACGACAACAACGTCATCGACATCAACGCCGCCTCGGGAGGCAACTACTAGTAGTTGCCGCCCGCTCCGAATCCCGTCCGCTTGCCGGCCGCTCCCTTCGGGGGGCGGCCGGCACGCCTATTTTTTCATCTCATCCGAGAGCCGGGCGCGTTCAGGTCAAGTCGTTGATGATCAAACTGACTTACCAAGAATGCATACACCGCCGTATGGAGGAAGTCGTCGGGTACGTTGTGCGGATGGTTGAATACGATCTCTCGCCGCAGCTCTGAGTATTCTGAGTAGACGGACAGAATGTCTGCCAAGAAAGGAGATGACTCATCCCATTTTGGGAACTTGATCTGTTTTCTTTTGATCAGAGTGAAGATGTCTTGCAGTACTCGAGAGCGATGCGTGGTGAACTTGAGTGCTGCTTTGTCCCATCGGACCTTGTCGTTCTGCTTTCCTGCGTGCTGGTACAGGACGATCTTGTTTGGTCCGAGTGCTTTTTTGAGCATATCGTTTGAGTAGAATCCGAATCCCCAGTCTGCTCCTACGAGCCGTACTCTCATCGCTCCGCAGATACGGATGATGTCTTGAATGGAGTAATCTGGGTCTGACTCGATACCCTCGTACTTCTTTGCGAAGATACAAGTAAAGGCACCGCCTACCGTGTATCTCCACAAAGACAACACCGTAAATGACTTTTCTCCGCTGCCCCAGTCGATACCTGCCCAGATCTTAGAGCCGTCGAGAGAAGGTGCGTATGGGTTCTTGATGAACTCGAGCGAAGGATCGGTACAGGCCCTTAGTTCTTCTTCTGTGACTGGCTTTGTCCCAGCATCGTAAGACTTGGCCATTACCTCATTGTAGAAGCGCGGTCTCGGGTATCTCTTCTGCTTGGCAAGAAGACCCTTCCACTGAAGCTGGAACATCTCCGGACGGTTGTAGTACGCATACGGAACGATTGGCTGTGGGAG